AGAAACAGGAATGCGAAGGCGAACGATCGGAACGCCCCGACAGATCGGGACATCTGGTCTTCCTTCGGTTGTTGGGGGTTAGGCGGCCTTTGCGGCTACGTCTTTGCCTTCGTACCAGCCCTGTCCCCACAGCGACGAAAGCCGGGTGAAGTAGGCTTCGTATTGTTTGGCAACGACCGGCATTGAGAAGCGGGCGTAGGCGTCGTCACGAATGCGCTTGCGGTCCAGTCCGTCCACCTTATCCAGAGCATCGCAGAACTCGGCAAAGGTCCGGCAACGAAAGCCGTGCACGCCCTGCTGAACGGTTTCGGTCCAAACGCCCCAGTCGGTCGCGATGATCGGCGTCCCGCAGGCCATCGCCTCGATGTGGACGGTGCCGAACGGCTCGATGTATTGCGTCGGGGCAAACAGGCATTTCGCTCCGGCCATCAGATCGGCGCGCTTTGAAGCGTCAACCTCACCGACGAACTCGCCATAGCCCGACTGCGGTCCCGGCCCGGCAAGGATGAGGCGAATACCCTTGGCTTCGCAGACTTCCTGAGCGATGCGATAGCCCTTCCGGTCGATCAGCCGCCCGACATAGAGCGCATAACCGCCCCCGGTTCCGAGCGGATAGATGTCCTCGAACTGGTTCGGGATGACAGCATCCCACCAGCCGCCGTCCTTCCTGTCAGCCCCGGCTTCTGCACCGTACACGGCATGGAGCCATGCGTAAGACTCGAACACCCGATACTTCGCGAACGTGCCGGCGTAGCCTATCCCGAACTCGACGCTGAGATGGCTCGGGAAGGCGTCTGCAATCGGCTTGTGGCTATAGCCGCCGATCAGGCAGATGAAGTCGCGGGATTGTATCCGTTCATGCATTTGGCCGATCACGTTGGCGTTGAAGCCCTGCCAATAGGGATGGCCCCAGTCCGCTTCGGTGTAGTGCTTTGCCCCGACCATCTCGGCACGGCGCTTCTCTGAGATACAGGGCACATGCTCGGTGCATGGCGCTTCGTTTTCCTCGCCCGAATACAGGAACACCTCATGGCCCAAGTCCGTCATCATCTTGCAGAAGCGGACAACCTTCTGGGTAAAGGCACAGGATGGGAAGGCCGCCGAGGTATGGGTGTGCGGAAGGGAGGCGACATGGAAACGCATCATTCGGCCGCCATGATGACTTCCGGGTCCGCCCCGATCGCCGCCAGCAAAGCCAGCGCGTCGGGATCATCCGCATAGACTTCCGGCCTGTCGGGCGCGAACCAGCGAGCGAAAGCGGATGGCATCGTGGTCAAGAGCGCGTAGGCGTCGTCCATCTTGTCCGCGTCGATGAGCCTCTGCTGCACAAGACTCTTACGAACCATGCGGCGCGGAGGCTCCGGAACAACAACGGTGACCGTCTGCCCCTCGACCCACCATTCGAGAACATGCTCTGACGGCGCTTTGACGACAAAAGCATCTGGCCAGCGGTCGGCGTGCGCACTCACATGAGCGGACGCGGCGGCTTTTGTGTCGAACTCGGCATACTTGGCAACGCGGTTTTCCACCACGCTCATGATGGCAACATAGGTCATAGGTACGATCCTCCTGCATTGCCGGTGTCGAACGTGTCGGAGCCGGTCGTTGCCAGTCGGACAGTCGTCAGAGTGTCAGAAAGCGTCTTCACGCCGCCCCCATCGTGGCCAGCGTCTTGCTGAAGGTTAGTGATGCCGACCAGCGTTGCGACCCATGTGTTACCCGTGATGTTGCGCAGCCGCAATGTTCCGGTGAAGTTTCTGGTTGCGTTCACGAGGCGGATCGGAAAACCAGCCGTCGAAGTGAGGACGGCCGCACTAACCGAATTCGCGCTGTAGGCATCTGCGGCCGAATACCCCGTAGTTTCGATGCCGCCGCTATCACCGATCTGCACCAGAATGCTATCGGTGCCCGAAAGGGAAACATCGGTCAGATCGATGTCTATCTCCCGCGCGCCAGCGCCAATCGAGAAGTCCTTGGTCGTGCCCGATGTGGTGGCTTGGGGAGTCAACCAGGTAACGCTTGGCCCCGTCGCGCCGGTCGGTCCTGTCGCACCAACACTGCCAGCCGCGCCAGTGCCGCCAGTGGGGCCGGTTGGACCGGTTACCCCGGCAGGGCCTGTTGGCCCCGTTGGCCCCGTTGGTCCTGTGGCACCTACTGAACCGGCAGAGCCCGCATCACCTTGCGGACCCGTAGGGCCGGTCGGACCTGTCGCACCCACGGCACCCGCCGAGCCTGCATCGCCCTGAGGCCCGGTTGCGCCTGTTGGCCCCGTAGGCCCGGTAGCCCCGGTAACGCCCTTCTCGACCCACAAATCCCATTCGGGGTCGACGCCGGGCTCATCGCCAGTGGTCGAGGTGTTCGCGATCCACGACGAGCCGTTATGCTCGACGCCATCGTTCGCGACATAGGCCGTGCCGATATCCCAAGGCCCCTGCCATGAAATGCCCGCCCCCGGCGCGCCTGATGGCCCTGTGGCTCCAGTCGGGCCGGTCGGCCCAGTTGGCCCCGGGACAGACGAAGGCGTACCGGATGGACCGGTTGGACCCGTAGGCCCTGCCGGTCCAGTCGGCCCCGTAGGGCCGGGCACCATCGAATCCGCACCAGCCGGGCCGGTCGGGCCTGTCGCACCGGCAGGGCCGGTTGGGCCGGTCGGTCCCGGAACCGTGGAGGCATCCCCTTGCGGTCCTGTCGGTCCTGTGGGCCCTGTCGCCCCCGGTGCGCCGGTTCCGCCAGTCGGACCAGTGGCACCCGTCGCACCTGCCCCACTAGGCCCCGTTGCACCGGCAGGACCGCTAGGCCCCGTCGGGCCAGTGGGTCCGGTTGGGCCGACGCCAGCGGCAAAACTCATCTTCGTGAAGACTATAGGATCGGTGTCGAGCGTCCCGCCGAAGTTGTTGGCGCCATACCAGATCGTGTTGGCGTTCGCCGTGCCCTCAAGCACTGTGATAATGGCGCCGACGTGCTCATCGTAGGTGTCGAAAGCGACGGCGCGCGCCGGAGTGACGCCGACCACATAGATGCCGTTTTCGTCCTTGCTCGTCTGGTTCTTGACCAGCACGAGGTCGTTGGTTGCCAGAGTCACGCCGTCGAGCGTGTCGCCATTGTTCAGCGCGGTCGAAATGGTGATGTTGGCGGTTGTGGCAGCGCGGACTTCCTGGCGCTGGATACCGATCAGGACGTCGGGATCGTATTCGGACATCAAGCCGACAGCGACATACCGCCAAACCCGCGAGACAAGCCCAGAGGTCGCCGTAATCCGATACGCCCCGCCCGGAGCATGAAAGTAGAAATAGCCGTCGCTGTCGGCGGTAAATGGATTGCCGGCAGGCGTCGTGCCATCCCTGTCCGTGTAGACCGTGACGAGAAGCCCGGTCTGCTCCGAACGCACCTCGATTGAGGCATTGGGAAGCACATTGCCGGCAGCATCCACCGCCGTCGCCTGAAAGCGCGCGTAAGCCATCGCTCAATCCTGTGATGTCAGTTGATAAGACCGCCGCGAATGTCGCCGGCTTCCGTGTAGGTTACGAGGCTGTCGCCATCGATCGCAGCACCGGCAGCACCGCCCGCGCCGCCAGCGGTAGCCCCGAAATTTGTGCCGCTTTGTCCTGCATTGCCGGGCTGGCCCGGATCGCCGCCAGCACCGCCATCAAGTGTTCCGGGACCGTCTGCACCGCCAGCGTCCGGCGTGCCGGAAGGCGCGTCAAATGCCGTCTGTCCTGACTTGCCGCCCTCGCCACCGTCAAAGCCCGCACCGCCACCGCCGTTACCGAAACCGGACGCACCGAACGTGATAAGGCCTGAACCACCGCCACCGCCCGCGCCCGCCCATATCCGGCCGTTCACGTCGTTCTCGATGATGATTGGGACGGTTGTCTTGAGCGCAGTGCCGCCCGGAAGGCCTGGATTGCCGGGACCGGACGACTGCGCATAAACGCCACCAGCACCGCCCTTGCCCTGTATGCGGCCGTTCTCGCGGACCTGAAGGTGGATGTTCACCCCGGCCGGCCATGACCCCATGTCGAAGGCAGGAAGGGACGTGGACTTGGAACCGATCTTTACCCCCGACTCCACGATGAAATAGACGTCATCACCGCTTTCCGGCTCCTGGTAGAAGAAGTCGAAGATGGTGCGGGCGTTTACGTTGTACTGGTCGAGGTCGAAGATGACGGTTGGGGCGCCGTCGTCGACAAAGGAGAAGTCGAATTCCTCCAGCTCGGTCTCGAAATAGTCCGACTTCGCATTGAGCCGCGTCACCTGTGCGGGAACGAGTATTTGCGAACCTGCCGAGTCCTGCAGCGGCCATGACGATATCTTGCAGCCAACGCCTGCGACCGGGATAACCGGACCCTGCCGGAACGCATTGAGCTTGAACTTGCGCGGCGGCCTGCCAAAGCGCCCGATCAGGATTTCCCCGATGCGAAGGGCAATGGCCCCGCCACCTTCCGGAATCCACCGTGAATAGATTTTCTCGATTGCCGGTGAACCGTAGTCGTCTTCACGTTCAAGGTTCGCCACGACAGCGCAGGACCGGTAATTCTCGGTTTCGTCCACCTTCTTCAGCGGGTTCACCTGCCCGAAATAGGTCCAGACCTGAGAAAGGCGCTTGGTCGGCTGGTCTGCTATCGAAAGGCTGTCCTTGGTGATGACGCTCTCATCAAACACGGCAACAGACGTGTCGATCTGGCGAAGCACCTTCAGCCTGATCTTCTGGGCGATATCATCCCACCAGATCGCAAGCGCACCCTGCCGGATCAGTTCCTTCGCAAGCGTGTCGACTGCGGTCGGCTCTGCAATGTCGGCAGTGTAGAGCGTGCGCAGGAATGTCGTCGTTTCCGTTTGCCATTCCGACAGCGGGATATAGCTGGACGGAACCGAGGCATAGTTGACCATGAGGTCGCGAAGGATGACGGAGATATCCTGGCTGACGTAGCTGACACAGGTCTGCACGCGGTCTGTCGCCTTGTGCGAAACCGCTTCGGTGTTCTTTTGCGCCCTCGTGAGGGTGATCAGATCGGCAGATGTATTGTAAGGCGCGGACGGGGCTTCGAAGTCATCCGTCCACCGGGCAACGCTGGAAACGCGGAACTCATCGATCCAGCCATTGAAGAAATTGACCGCACCACCGTCCGAACCGATGCGGAATGTCGACGTGAAGTTCGGGATCGAAACCGCACCGGAGCCCGTCGCGACCGCCTCACCGTCCAGATAGATCGTCCAGTCGTCATCCTCGCGAACAACAGCGACGTGATACCATGAACCCGTCTCGACAAGCCCGTTCGCACTCGTCAGCGTGATCAGCGGCGTGCTGGCCGAGATGACCGAGAAGACCAACGCCCCGGCCGACGTCACATGCAGGCGATACTGGTTATTCGCATCGGTCTGGTGCGCGAAGATCGGAGCAATCGAAGGAATCGCGCTCGCCTTGAAATGACAGTCAACCGTGAAGTCGCCCGCAAAGGTCCATGCGTTGTTGTCGGCCAGCGTCACATAATCGCCGGTCCCGTCCAGAAGCAGGGACGCCGTGGAAAACCGCTTTTCCGCCGTGTCGAGTTGCGCATTGCCGACGCAGGTGCCGTTCCTCGAATTGCCGGAGGAATCGGTAATGGTGGTCGATGCGTCCGACCCGTCAAAATGCAGCGCAACCTGTGTATTGCCATCTAGCCCGGCATACTGGTCGCGGTAGACGTGAACGATCTCCTTTCCACCTATCGCCGCATAGAAGTCGCCGGGATAGTTGTCTGCGTTCCCTATCCCGGAGGGTGCCAGCGTGGCGCTTGTGGCGCTTGAGTTGATATCCGTAAACAGGAAGCCCGAATTCATCTTCGGCGCCTGCGCGCGATCCCCGTCCAGAAGCTTCAGGACATCCTTGGCGATGATCGTGAAACTGCCGTCACGGCCCGGCCCGTCGAAACTCTCGACCACATAATGCCGGGTTTCCATTTCATCGAGAGATTGCCCGAGTTCGCCGCGAATGACGCGGATCGGGCGGCCCCTCAAGGAAGGATGGCGAGCCCGGAACTTGCCCCAGAACGTGCCCTGCGAGTAAGGGTCATAGGTCCGATCAGCCAGGTATTTGTCAAAGCCCGGCCCGGTGTCCGACCACGGGAAGTCCGACATGGTGACGCGAAGCGACGAACGGGTTCCCAGATCCTCGCCAAGCGAGATCGTGCCGGGCGTAAACGCGATGCTCTCGATACATGCAATTGCGTCTATGCCGCTTTCCGCCAGATAGGCCGTGCCCTCTGCAAACCGCAGCGTGACGGATTCGCTGTCGTAGCTCTCGCGAACCGGACATGTGCCCTTGGTGTTGTAGCACTTCGTTGCCGAGTCCACGCCAAGCACGGCCGGGCAAGCGCCGACGCCGTAAGACAGGCTGCAATAGTCGATGTCGAGTTCGACAAAAACGAGCGACTTCAAAGCGCCACCGCCTTGAGGTCGAGCGTCATGTGGACCTTGTAGCCGGTGCGCATGTTGTGCGCTTCCGGCCTTATGTCATTCGAGGTCCACGCATAGCCGATGTCGTTCGGATAGGTCGTGGGCAACCATGCGAAGAAGAATGGCTTCCTCTGCCGGGCATGGGCAATGAACCCCGGCATGTTGGCGAGCCACCATGTATAATCCAGCCACTGCACCTGCACGGAGGTTTGCAGCGACTGGCGAAGCACGATGGCCCCGAGATAGTCGCCCGCCTCGCTCTCTGCCGCGATCACATCGTCCGACGCCGCCCAGAGCGTGGGTACAAGGCCCGGCTGGACACCGCGCGGAAGACGCAGCAGCTTCCCGACATAGACGACTGCCATGCGGGGAATGACGGAGCCCGGCTGTAGCTTGATGCGAATTGCAGGAGGCTGTTCCTCGTCAAAGCGGATGACGATCGGCTGGTCGCCAGCCGGGATGAATTCAGCCGCAACCTCTGTCCATGTCTCCGGGCTTTCGCCGTCCGATATCTCGACCGAAACGGTAACCTGACCAGAGCCGAGGTTATGCCGGGCAATGCCGACATAATCGACTGGATCAGTGCCCGACAGCGTGAACTCGATATATTGCTCGCTCGTCGTCTCACCCTGCCACCGCAGCGCCGTGGATGGGTTGCCAAGGTTTGAGGCCGGATAGTCGGCATCTTCCTCGTCAGCCGCGATACCGCCGACCGTCACAAGGTTCTGCCATCCGAGCAGGGGAGCGTCGGCGCTGCTCTCGACCAGTTCGGAGAGGACAAGAGCCTGGGAAATGACGATTGGCATCTAGCGCTGTTCTCTCGTCATGGTTGCAGTTCCCCCGCGCTGTGCGTTAGGGTTGCCGCCCTTTGGATCGGGAGGCGGGAATGAAATGGTTTGTTCTGTTGGCCGGGCTGGCCGTGGCGGGGTGTTCGGCAAGTGCTACGGCTACGCCGCCAAACACCGCGCCACCACCACCTGTTGGCTACCGTGAAGCGGTAGTTGCCGAGGTGAAAAACACGTTCTTTGACCCCTACAGCGTCCGCGACGCCGAGATTTCGCAGCCGCTTTATGCAACAGCACTTTTCGACGGTTCGAACATCGTGCCGAAGCAGTCATGGATCGTTTGCATCAAAGCGAACGCCAAAAACCGCATGGGCGGATACACAGGCCGGGAACTCGTCGTCATGTCGATTGCCGGGAACAAGGTCACATCGGCGCTTTCCGGCCGCGATATGCAGATGCAGTTGGCGGCGCACTGCAAAGAAGCAGTATGGGAGCCGTTCCCCGAAATAGAAATGACTGCCGCTACGCCCGCCTGATCACCAGTTTGTGGCCGTCCGCAGTCGCGTCGTTTATCTGCTCCAGAAGGTCGTAAACCGACTGCGTAGACTGCATTTCGCCGTTGAGCGTTATCGATATGGCCTGCTGCGGAGAAGCCCCGCCTCCGTTCTCCCCGCCATTCACCATCGAGCCTGTCGATACCCTTTGGCCACCACCACCGCCCTTGCTGACGGAACGAATACTGGCAACCTGAGCCAAGCCAGAAGAGATCACAGCCGCAACTCCAGCGAACTTCGCGAACGTGGTCAGCGTCGGATCGGAAAGAACCTGGCTAGCGCCGACGTAGGTGTTGATCAGCGCGGATGCGATGCCAAAGGCCTTGCTGATCTCCATGTTGCGGGAGCCCTGCGACTCCAGCACTCGACCAATATTCGCCATAGTCGCCGACAGGTCACCAAGCGCCTGATACTGAGCGTCCCTCTGCCTCGCCTCCTGATCGGCAGCTATCTCTGCCATGCGGGCGGAATGCTCTTCCTGAAGACGCTCCCGCATTTCGTGATAATCGGCATCGATCAGCAGTCCGGCGTTATAGAAATCCTCCAGCGCGATCAGGCGTTCGGCATAGCTGGCCCGTTCCATTTCCGCCTCGGTCATGAGGCTCATTTGGAGAGCAAGCGCGCCTTCCTGCATTCTGGCAGCCAGCGTTTCCGCTGCCCCGGCCGAAGATGACGCCTCTGCAAACTTGGCAACAAAATTCTGACCGGCGCTGGTCCCGACATCCCCGAAGGCATCATCTATTCGCCGCTGGATACCGCCCTGCGAAACGTTCGTACCGTCGAAGATGCCTTCAATGTCAGCCTTGATCTTTGCCGCCATCTCAGCGGAAGCGTTTTGGCCATCCTGAAACGCCTGCCAAGCACCGCTGAAGTCGTAATTGTTGAGCCGGGAGAATGCCTCCATAAGCCCGGCAAGTTCGACGTTGAGCCGTGATCCCAGGATCGCCAGTTGTGCAACTTCGTTGGCCACCCACGACAGCGCATTGATGACACCGGACGACGCCGTTTCGATGAACCCGGCATTGCTCGCCACCTTCAGGAATTGCTCGGAAAGCAACTCAAGCGAGGGAACAAGGTTGGCCGTGATCTTGGTGACTACGCCGTCCCACGTCCTCTGAAGGCGGGTCAGGTTGTCGTTGAACGCTTCCGCAGCCCGTCCCGTCTGGCTATCGATGACAAGTCCAAGCCTTTCGGCTTCGTCCGTCAGTTCCTTGATACCGGCGGCACCGCCATTAAGCAGCGGAATGAGATCGCCACCAGCGCGCCCGAACAGCATCAGGGCAGCAGCGGTCTTTGCCGTGCCGTCTTCCATTGCCGCGAAACGATCCGCGACTTGCGCCATGATATCGGTCGACGAACGCAGAGAACCGTCCGCGTTCTTGATCGATACCCCAAGGGCTTCAAATGCAGCCTGTGGCGTCTTCAGCCCCGCCGACGCATCGACCACATTGCGGGAAAGACGCTGGATACCCTTGCCCAAGCTTTCGAGCGAAACGCCAGACAGGTCAGCGGCATATTTCAGCTTCGACAGTTCGTCCGTGGCAACGCCGAACTTCTGAGCCGCCTTGGAAAGCTCATCCGCCTGATCGATCGTGCGCTTGATCGATACGGCAAGAGCCGTCGCCATTGCCGTTGCTGCCGCAGTGACAGCAGCAGCACCGACGGCGATCTTCTTGGCGAAGGCGTCGAGGTCTTTCTGGGAGGACTTCAGGCCGGTTTGAAAGTTGGCGCTGTCGAGGCCCAAATTGACCCTGAGCGAGCCGATCACGGCATTTGCCATATCAGTGCCTCGTTACTGCCGCGTGCCACATTTGAGCGATGGCGATCTGTTCGTCGACGGTCTGTTGCCGCTTCTTCGCGGGCCGCGCGTTGTGCATCAGCGTTTTCAGCTTCGGCAGACGCTTGCTCCGGTGAAGGGCCTCGATATGCCAGGCCAGCCAAGCACGGTCGTCATGCTCGCGACGGAACCGGTTTGCAGCCCCGTCGATAACCGCCTGTGTTTCCCGATAGGTGAGACGCCAGAACAAGTCCGGGTCTTGCCCGCACTCCACCCACGTTTTCAGCAGCGAAAGCGGCTCTAGGAAGCCTTCGCTGCCTTGCGAGGGTTTGCCTTGCCGCTCGCCTCCGCAGGGAATGCATTGGCAAAGGCGCGGCCGATAGCATCCATGGCCTCGGCGACGCCGGCCTCGTTCAAAAGCAGGCCTGCGAAATCGAGACCGCCATTGGGGCTGTTCTTCATCTCCGGACGGCCATCAAGCAAAGCCGCCCAGAGCAGAGCCCGGATGTTCGTCATCGAGACTTCATCCGGGTCTTGCAGTCGGGCCGCGATCTTGGTGATCGGCTCATCAAAATGAGCCTCAAGCTCGCACATGGCGTTGATGGAAAACGACAGAGTGTAAATCTTGTCGCCGGCCTTCAGGTCAACTTGTCCACGATGGGGGTTTGCCATCTATTAAGTCTCCAGCCCGGTCGCATAAGAGCCGGTGACCTTGATGGTGACAGTTGCCGTCATGCGGTCATCGACCGGGACAGTCGGCGTGTAACCGGTCAGAAGGCCTGCGAACGTCCAAAGCACGCCGTTCGGGAACTTGATCTGGCAATTCTTGTTTCCGCCAGCCGCCTTCCATGTCTGGATAGCGTTATCTCCCGGCCCGCCCGGAACAAAGTTCATTTCGAAAGATGCCTCGCCGGGGTCGATCAGCCCGTCAATATATTCGCGGGTCCGGTTCGGGCTCGCCATATGCGTGGCGTCAACCACGTCTGCGGCGTCGCTCGGCGGCGTGATGCTGAATACTTCGGCAACAGCCGTGAACACTTCGGGGGAGGCTCCATCGCCGAGCCGGAACTCGGAAAGGTAGCCGATTGCAGCTTCGGTCATGATTTCAGTTCTCCAGGTGATGAACGATGATGTCGACCGACGTGCGGAAAAGATGCGTCACTTCTCCCGCGTCGGCCGCCGGGAGGTCACGTTCGGAATCGATGAAGATCGCCTGTATGGTCGCCGTGGTGCTGACGACGGTCTGGCCTGACAGCGCATCCATTGCCGCCCGCGCCGCCGCCTTCGTCGCGGTGTAGGTCTTGCCGTAGGCGTCGATCTGGACTCGGCTTGCGACATAGCCGGACGGTCCGCCCATGACGTAATCGCGCACGCCGTCGATGCGGTTCATCACCAGATACGGCCCAGCATCCGCGTTGATGGTCTGCGGCGCTCGGCCCCAATACCGGCGGCCGGAAGCAACCCCGGAAAGCAGGGCGGTGATCGTTTCTTCCAATGGATCAGCCTTTCGCGGCCTGCCGTGCGGCCTTCTTCGCCAGACGCTTCGCCGCCTTCATGATCCCGCCGCCGAGGTCGTTGGCGATGATGTCGAGCGCCCGGCCCTTGTTGGCGTCCCATGCCGGCCGGGCGAATGCCTGCGGCCCGTGATGGGCCGTGCCGAACTCCTGCAAATGGGCGTATGGAAGCGGCCCGGCACCGACGAACACCTCGGCCGACGCCTTGTCGTTCTTGAACATCTTGCGGTGCAGCTTTGCCTGCCGCTTCGATAGTTTTGTGCTGACCGCTATCGACGAGCGCAAATCGTTGCCATGCGTGACCGGATCGTCAGGAGCCTTGGCCCGCATGTCGTCCGCGATCGGCTGGCCTGCCTTCTTCAGCACCCGCCGCAGCACCGCCTTGCCGGTCGTCTTGGGCAATTCGCCAAGGGCAGCGTCCAGTTCGCGCAGGCCCTCGACGTGAACCGTCGTCTTAGCCATCGGCGTCCTTCACCGCCGTGATCTCGATGAACCGGCGGCGTCCTTCGTTGGCTTCCTTCACGCCGTGGATCGACCAAGTTTTGCTCTCATGCACAATGCGATCAACCGGCGTGATCGTCCGCGCCTCGGTCGACGAGCGGATCGTGAACCGCGCACGGAGAGACGAGCCGACCTGCCCGGCTGCGAACTTCTCGCCGTCGCTCACATCGCTGCGCTTCGCCCGCACCGTGACATAGTTCGCCCACGTCTCTACCGGCTCGTTAAACTCGTTTGGCATCGAAGTGAAGCGCTGGACGGTGATGCTGCGGTCTAGGTCCGTGCCATCCATTTCCAGCACTCTCCGCTCAGGATTTCCGGCAGGTTAAACTGCGCGTTTGCCAATGAATGAAGCCAGGCAGTCCGATCCGGCATTACCGGGTTTTCAAGGTCCAGATCGGTTCGCCCGACCATTGCCGCCGCCGATGTCTCATCCACGAATACCGGGTAGCCCATGATCACCGCCTCGACCGCCGCCACGCTGCCATGCGTGACCAGGCAGTGGGCACCTTCCAATTCCCTGGCGAGCGGGCGCGTCGTGTCCTTCTGCCGCACGATGACCTTGCGGCCGGTTGCATGTGCTGCTTCCAGCACCTTCTCCAGCCACCAGCCGTCCAACTCGTGAAACCGCGAATAGGCCGGCGACGGCGCCGCGATGACGATATGCCCTCCGACCTTCCGCCACGGCTGCACCGGCTGCCGGCGCATGCGCCACCGATCCTTTGATGCCTTCGGGTCGATCCCAGTCATCTGGTAGCCGTTCAACTGCCAGCGGTAATGGCACCATCCCCGCGTCGGCAGCCATGCCTTGCCGCCGCGGCTGACATATCCCCTGTCCCAATAAATGAAGCGCCTGCCGGTCCTGAGCCAATCCTTGATCAGGTGCCGGATTTCATAGGTGCAGCCGATGATCGGCACCAGATCGTCTGGCACCTTGGCGAGCGTCTCGGCGTCGTTCCTTCCGTTGCCCTCGATGACAACAGCGGCCTTTTTAGAGATCGGCCCGAACAGCTTCGTCCGCTTGTATTCGTTGACGATGTTCGGGATGAAGAACGCCGCGTTATGCCAGCCAATGGCGCTTGACCCAGTCGAGATGGAGGAAGTGGGCGGGGTCGCGGGCTCCAACGAAGGTGACAATGCGAGCATTTGGGGCCAGTTTCTCTCCGGACGTCCAGTGCTTCTTTTGGAAGCCGTAAAGCCCGCTCTCCGGCCCGACCTTCCAGCCCGGCGCGTTCGGTATCTTGGCAGCCATCCAGGCCTGGTCCTCAGGGTATAGGTAGAACGGCACCCGCGCCGCAGCTTCCAGCGAGAAGTCCAACCAGACGTCGGGTCGATAGCCAGCCTGCAGGAGCCATGTTGACCCGTTGTAGGGACAAGGATTGGCCGCGTTGCACCCTTGGAAGATCACGAACGGTTCCGGCCGATCGAGCACATCATCCAGCGGCCCGGTGATGATCGAGTCCAGATCAAGCACGACGACCCGCTCCGCGCCGTGGTCGGCCAGATAGATCGGATCGAACAGCCTCAACCGTGCGAAGCAGCCCGCAACCTTGGTAAGGTGCAAGTCCTCGTCCGGAATTCGCCAGCTTTCGCAGCCATCGGCCTCGCGCCCGTCGTCCGAGACAAGAACGAAGCGGTGCGGCATCTTCAGGTTCCGCGCGACGCCGCGCTGAAGTCTCTGGACATGCTCGGCGCTGTACTTGTCTCCCCAAGAATAGGCGACGATGCAGAAGCCGGTCATGACCAGTACGCCACTCCGTCCCTTACTTGGCGCTCGCCGGCTGGTGTGCGCCCGATGTCTTTTCGGGCTCCCTTCATGTGGTCAAACCACTGACTGAGCGGGCCGTTTATGACCGGATGATTGGTGCGATACCCTTCCCCAGACAGCGATTTCGTCTCGATACCGGCCATCTTCACGACCTGCTCCAGAACGTAGCTGTCGTGGAATTCCTTCAGGCCGAAAAGATCATCATCCCGATACATCCGCTCAAGCGTGACGATCATCTCGAAATGCCGGGGATGACGGCAATTCAATATGTAGAACCCGCACTCCGGGTAGGACTTCGCCCGGTCGAGCCATGCTATCCATTCCGTTTTCGGAGCCAGTTGCTCCAGATCAGCAACCGAGATCGGCGAATGCGTGAACGTGTCGCCGTCAAGCCAGATCAGATAGTCGGCAGGGCCCCTTGCGGCATGGCAGACAGCCGCGACCTTGTGCGCGAACCGAACCGCATCCCAGCGATAGTCTCGAAACGTCCGGGCCTTGTGCCGGGCCTTGAAGGCCGCCAGCCAAGGCGACGAGGCCAGAAGGTCATAAACCGCGACCGCCGGAAATTCCTCTTTCCAGCCCTCGGAATACAGCCTCAGCGGAACTTCTTCAGGCCACTGCCGGCAGAAGCTCGATATCATCCGGCGACCGTACTTCTGCAGTCCAGCCGTGTTGAACGTCGAGATGGCGAGGAACCTCACAGGATAGCCCCGCCCTTCGCCCAGTCTCTCAGTTCGGCCCGCCATTCGTCAGCGAACTCGCATTCCCCGTATCCGTCCATGCTCGGAATGCCGTCGGTGAAGTGGACGATCTTCGGATCGTCGACGCCCTTGGTATGCCCGACGAGATAATTATACTCTGCCGGCAGTGCGCCGATCTGGTCATCTTCAAGCCAGCAGAACCGGTGCAGGTCGCGGCCGGGGACCGAATTGCAAAGCTCAACCGTCAGCGCCTTGTTCGCGGGATGGTCGACGTTGAACAACATCACCGATGACCAGTTCTTTCGGGCGTACCGGGTCTGCGCCTGGCCGTCCATCTTCACGCCTTCCGGCGGCCGGTGATCGTGCTTGACGACCATGACCGCCTTCTTCGGATCCGCGAGCGCGAACAGCTTCGCGATGTCGCCACGGACCAGCATGTCGGCGTCCATGAACAGCGCAAGGCCCGCCTTTGCCAGCGTCGGCACAAGGAACCTGGAGCAGGCAAATTCCGTCGCCATCGGGGCTTCGGAGATATCGTCCCACAACCGCCCTTCCCTGCGGCTCGTAGGCCGGGTGTAAAGCTGTCCATTGCGAAGATCAGTCAGCACCACGCCCCGAATCGGAATAGGCAGATTCATCCGGCGCTCAATGGAATGCCGCGCCACCGCGAAGGCGTCCGTTTCGCGAGGGTCAAACCCTATCCAGATCGACTGCTTCACCGGAAAATGCGCTCCTGCTTTGCGATGCTCTCGAACCCGAACGGCAGGTCGGCAACGCCGCCGCCGTCGTACCAGTGGCCGACCAGCATCACGATCGCGATCTGTATCTTCGCCTTCAGGGGAAGATCGCCCTCGGTCGATTCCGGATCGTCGTATCCAGCCTCGAATGCGATGGTGACCGGCTCGGGGACGTCATCGTCGAGCGACGGCGCCGACCAATTGTCGTTGAAGACGATCCTGGCCCCTTCCGGCGTCTCGACCACCGAATAATTGGCCGAACTGACGGCCTGCGTCATGCCGTCCGTGTCGACATACGAAATGCTCGTCACCGCCCGCAGCGGATAGGCGGGAAGCTCGATGCAGGAGCCGAAGCCGGGAAGCGTCAGTTCAAATCCGGTCGGGCGGACGGTAATCATCGCCCGCTCCTCGAATTTCTCGGTCGCCGCCTTCAGCAGCGTTTCGAGAACGCTGTTGTCGTCGGCCGTGTCGACGCGAACGTGCTTCTTCAATTCCGCCAGCGTGATGACTTCCGAAGTCGGCGCGCTCACCACTTTCAGCATTCGAGCGCCTCCTGGAAGGTCATCCGTTCAAAGGCCCGCAACGTGGAAATCTCGCTGCAATTGATCACCCTGATCCCGCGCTCGGCGAGCGAGGGCGCAGTGGCGTCCAGTACCTTCTGCCACCGCTTCACGTTGACCTCGCTTGGGCTGTTCGATCGGTAGGCATGTTGCCCGAACCAGTGCCGCCCAAAGGCGACGGTGAAATCGATGCCGGCCATGACGATCTTCGCCGCCCCGAATTGAGCGGCCATATTGACCGCGTGGAACCCGGAATTGCCGCCCCAGCCGACCGTTCCGATCTTGTCGAACAGCATGCGGTCGTGGCCCCGGAGGATCGTCGCCTGCTTGACCTCGGGCCAGTATTTGACCGTCAGCGGGTCTTGGCCGATCTTCATTCCCTCGAATGCCGTCACGCCCTTATGAGCGACCCACCAGTGATGGTCGCAGCTATAGAGCGCGTCCGCCCATGGGCAGAGCCGCCAGCTATCCTTGACGGCTAGGAATCTCGCTTTGCCGCGGCCGATTTCGAGCGGGATGTCTTTGGCTGACGGGCCGCTTGCGACGACGACGACGGTTTCGCCTCGCCAGTCGGGCCACCGGACAAAGGGCGTGGCTGCATCTTAACCTCGCTCGCAAGGCCCTTCTTGATCAGGTAGGCGGCGCGCTGGTCGCCAACGTCCAGCACGGCACCGCGGCGAACGTGGCCCTCTGCGCCCTGAAACCCGCGCAAGGTGAGAACTTTCATGGAGATTTGCTCCCGTTGTGGGGGAATGGGCGGCCAGCCGAAGCCAGCCGCCCAGGTCGGATCACGCCGATCAGGTGATGAAGCCGAAGTCGCCCGTGACGAGTGCGGCCGGGCGCTTCACGGCGAGAGCAAGGCGCTCTTCTGCGCGGACCGTGAGCATGTTCTTGATGAAGTTGTCCGAATGCTCCGAGGAGATCAGGACTTCCACGTCCATGCGGTCATAGATCGTCGCAGCCATGCGGAACGCGCCGACGAGGAACTCGTCGATGTCCATGGATTGCGTCGGGATGACCGGCAGGCCCCAGAGGCCGGGACCATTCACGGTGCGCGGGTTGGCCCAGAGATAGGCGTTCGTGGTCGCTTCCTTCTGAAGCTCGATGCGAGCCCAGTCGGTCGGATGGATCACGATGCCGTCTGCCGGATACTCGGCGAGAGCCACTTGCAGGATCGCCAGCCGGAGCGTGTCGATCAGCGTCGGCGAAGTCGGCGTGAACGCTGCCGAATATGCCGTCGCCTCGGTCACGAGCCCGGACAGGTTCTGGCCGGCGCCGTCGCCCTTCAGGATCGCAAGCTCCTCGGTCAGACGCAGGCCATAACGAAGCTCGTTGTCGAGTTCGCTCTGAAGCTGCGTCGCGTCGTCCATCGCCTGACGCGAGACATGGCTGATATGGGCGATGGTGCGAACCGGCGCGTCGGCCCGATCCCATACGAACACCGACTCCGGCTTGTCCGCGCCCTCCGTCACCACCCGCGCGTTGATCGTGCGCGTGGTCTGCTTGGCATACTCGACCAGGTTCGACGTGGTGCGAGCCTGCGAAAGCAGCTGACGGATCGTCATCTGGCGCTGAGGCATGCCGACGATGGCCGTTTCGCGGTCCGACCAGATCAGGTCGCCCGCAGAGCCATCGGCAGAGGTGATCGCGTTCTGGACGTTGATGACGACCGAGCCCTTCGCGCCCTTGGCGGTGAAGTTCTTGATGTCGTCATGTTCCGCGACCTGCTGGCCCAGCGACTTCGGCTTTTCAGCCGCGCCGGGATGGCGGTTCGCCAGCTTCTGCTCCAGATCCTGGTTGCGCGTCTCCAGCGCTTCCAGCTTTTCCGTGAGCCTCTGCTGCGCGTCGGTGAGCTTGCCCTGGTTGTGGATAAGCTCGTCGGCCTTGGCGCGGGTTTCCTCGGTGAGCTTGCCCGCGTCCTTCGACTGCTTCAGGGCGTCCTCGGCAGTCTTCTTTACCTCGTCACCGATGCGGGTGAGTTCGGACTTGACCTCGGTCAGCAGGGCTTCGACCTTGCCGGCGTTGGCATCGTTGCGCACCGCACCGATTACGGCAGACGGACGCGCAGCCATCAGAGCCGCAAGGCTGACCTGCGGCATGAAGTGCTTGGTCATGAGAGTTCTCCTCAGATTGACCGGATTTGGGAAAGGATGCTTTCGACATCCGCGATGACGGCAGCGTCCTGCATGCCGGTTGAGGCAGCGCTAGGCTTGCCTCCTTTCAGAGCGGCGAGAAGATCGCGGCGCTCCGATCTGGCGACACCGGCCCTTGCGAGCAGCGTGTCGATCTTGTGCGCGGCGGCCACGGGGCGCGCCTCGCTGGAATTCTTGGCCTGCGTCGATACTTCGTCGGAGGCCAGAAGGGCGTCCGCAAAGCCCTTGTCGACCGCATCGGAGCCACCGATCCATGTCTCCCGGTCGAGCATCTTGGCCAGTTCCTTGTCGGCCATGCCGGTACGCGCCGCATAGATGTCGACGGCAGACTGGTCGAACGGCTCCAGCCAGTCCGACACGTCGCGCAGTTGATGGCGGTCGCCCATGGCAATGACCCAGGTATTGTGGATCATCAGGAAACCTGCCCTCGCGATCTGGATTTCATCGCCAGCCATCGCAATGACGGATGCGGCCGACGCGGCGATGCCGAGCACTTTGACCGTCACCTTGGCCGGATGCTCGCGCAGCATGTTGTAGATCGCCAGGCCCTCGAAATAGTCGCCGCCTGGCGAGTTGATGTTGACCACGACGTCGTTCTTGCCGATCGCGCGCAGCGCTCCAGAGATGCGCTTGGCCGTCACGCCCTCGCCGAACCAGTCGGCGCCGATCACGTCGAGGACGGAGATGGTGTTCTCGGCCTCTTTCTCGGCGGCAGCATGGACATCAGCGTTCCAGCGGTCGAGCGCCGAAGGCATGATCTCGGTGCGCATGCCGGGGCGGGCCGCGATCTGGGCGGCCGGCAGCTTACGCTTGCTCATCGTGCTTCTCCTGGTTGAGGCCGAGCCAGTTCATGAGGGCGGCACGCGCCTGATTGCCTTCCGGCTCCTTGCCGAGGCTGTCGAGCGTGATCATCGCGGACTGAACGGTCAGCTTGTCGGCGTTAGCGTCGACGCTCTTGCGTTGGTTGAGCTTCGCGCGGCTTTCGTTGCGGGTCATCATGCCGTTGTTGACCATCTGCGACAGGAAGGCCGCCTTGGCCGTCGAATCCATCTGCAAGAGGGCTTCCCGGTTGAACTCGGCATATTTCCGGCGATTGCCGGTCGGGCGGATCAACTGCTTCTTGATGCGGGACTCGATGCGATCACAGATCGGGTCGATGCCGGTCACGAGCCACGAGATCAGGATCGCCTCGACGCCGGACCCCCACATGGTCTGGCCCTCGGCCGCGTGCCCGACCATGATCGGAGGGACGCCGAACCAGCGGCACATTTCCTCGACGTCGAAGCGCCGGGTTTCCAGCATCTGCGCGTCGTCGGGATTGAGCGACACGCTCTCCCACTTCACGCCGGCTTCCAGGACGCCGATGCCGCCGGTATGGTTGCTGCCCTTCAGGGGATCGACGAGAACCTTGTTGGCCTGCGCGCGCTGCGATTCGGTCAACACCTGGTCGAACATGAAGAAGCCGGTCGGACGCATCCCGTTGGCGAACGTGCTGGCAGCCGATTCCTGCGCCGCCATTGCCGCGCCAATCGAGTTTGTTCCGAACGCGATCGGCGACATGCCTTCGTCGGTATTTTTCAGCCCCTGGCCGAAGCCCTTGATGTGAAACACCTTATCGCGCGGCAGGTCTTCGGTCTTGCCACGATCGGTCACGCGATAGACCAGCGTACCGTCAGTCAGCCTCACTGGCCGGCAGCGTGTCGACATGATCGGCTGCAACGCGGACAGCGCGCGGCCGGAAAACACCTTCTCGGAATAGGCGTTGCCGGTCGTCATCAACCACGCGACCTTGCCTTCCCAGAATTCCAGCGGCGTCTGGTCTTCGTTCGGGCTGCCGTCCGATCCGATCACCGCCGAAATATCGTCGTCAACCTTCACGCGATCGTCGTCGGGCCGCTTCTCGAACATCTGCAACGGCAGCGATGATACCGCCTGCGCATTGAGTTTGATGCAGGCCCATACCGTGGCAAGCTGCATGGCGCTGTCGATCGTAACGACCTTGCCGGCCGAACTCTCCTTGCCGAAAAACTGCGACCAGCTATTGCCGTCCGTCAGACGCAGCCGGCGTTCCTTCGCGATCTCGTCGGAAATCGCGTTGAACAGCTTGAACGGCGCCGCGGCAGCGCGAACGAAGATGCCCATCAGCGCATCGCCATCACTGGAGCGGAAAGGAAGTCATCGAGATTCATTGTCGGAACTTCCTGATATGTGCCAGCCATCGCCCTTGCCATCGCCAGCGCGACCATTCCGTCGATGCGGCCTGTTGCCTTCGCCTTGTCCAGCTTGCGATTACCTGCTGGGTCCGACGTCACGACGGCGTTTGCGGCGCACATTGTGAGCACGGGGTGGTCCCCGTGAACGATTTTGCCGTCGAGCAGATCGCTTTCGAGATCGCGCAGCGCCGGCGACATGGACTGATAGCCCTGACCCATCTGCTCGAAGATGGCTTTGTCACCTTCAAGCTGTTCCTCGGCAAAACCAGCCTTTAACAGCCAAGGCTTGAGATGTTTCCAGTTCCAGCGATCGAAGGCAATTTTTCTGATATCGCCACGCTCACAGTCGGCGTAAAGCGTCGCGGCAACGAACTCATAATCCACAGTCTTGCCCGGCGTGGTCCTGAGTTCGCCCCTCTCTGCCCAGACGTCGTATGGCACGCGGTCGTTGCGTGATTTCTCGGCCAGCCCTTCGCGCGGCAGCCAAAATGTCGGGTTGACATGCCAGAGGCGGTCGACTGGCGCGATATAGACCTTCGCGGTCAGATCGCTGACGGACGACAGGTCGAGACCGCCGAACATCGGCAGGCCCTCGAATGACTTCACCACATCACCGCCACAGGCCGCCCATACCGAGCGACTTACGAACGGCGCGAACATCTCGACCCTCTGATTGAGGATCAGATTCCTGTATTCCGGCTCCCTGCTCGGCATGCGGCGGGCGTCTTCCGCCATAGCCAGAACTTCGTCGGCGTTCTGAAAATCTCCGAACGCCGGATTCGCCAGCTTGATCGTCTCTGCGTCGAACGGATCGGCATCGTCAGGCGCTGTATAGAGGCTCAGCACGACGCGCTTATCGGCCTCAGTCTTGGCATCATCGATCAGCAGAGATAGCAAGTCCGTCGGGTTCGGCGCCTGCGTCGAGATTACGATCGACAGCGGATTGTCCTGCGCGCCGGTCGCAGTTTCAAGCGCCTCATAAAGTTCCGATCGCGGCCCGCGAACCTGTCCGAGTTCGTCGTGGACAATGAAGACCGGGCTCAAACCGTAGGCAGTCGATGCTTCCGCAGACAGCGCCCGGTAGACAGTTCCAAGTTCCTCGCACGTCAGCCTCTTGCCCGAATCCACCGGCACGACAAACGCGCTCAGCGTCGGCGACATGCGAACCGTCTTCGCCGCCAGACTGAACAGGATGGCCGCCTGCTCTCGTGACTGCGCCGCCGAATAAAGCTGGCTGTTCGGCCGCGCTTCTGGTCCACACAGATGCAGCAGCAGCAGAAATGCCGCCAGCGCCGTTTTTCCGTTTTTCCGTCCGAAGCTCACGATAGCGCGGCGCGTGCCGTGCGGGTTGTCGTAGATCTTCCTCAGCTCATCCCGTTGCCACCTGCGGAGCACTACGGGCTGTCCCACCAGCTTGCCTTCAGGTACGCGACAGTGACGCTGTATCCAAGCGGCGTTCCGCTCGGCACGCGTCTCAGCTTTCCCAGGGCTTGGCCGGGCTGACTTGTTTCTTGTTGCCACGATGGTTTGTCGTCGCCTGTTGGCTGATCCGCATCTTCGTCGCCAACATGGCGATCGAGGCGCTGCACCGAGCCTGCATCTTCAAGAGCCGGTCGTAGGCCGATACGGACAATTCGGGGTCGCTCGTCGCCTGCTCGATCAGTTCAGCTACACGGCGCGCTTGGATGACCGATCGGCAGTATTGAACAAGCAGAGGTTGCGTTTCGGCCGGAAACCAGTCTGCAGGAAGCCGATTGACCACTGCCGACCAGACTTCGGACTCTTCATCATTCAGATCATGTGGGCAAACCGGCCTCTCGACCAGTTCGATTGAGTCCGGCCGGGCGATCTCCAGGGACGCCGCCGACTTGCGACCGCGTTTCGTTTGAACCATCACAAACTCGATTTCTTACGGTTTTGCGTTTTTGTAGTACGACCGCCGGTCCTTGGATGAGCGGTTTTGGACTTTTGGACGCCCCCCTAGCGGTTAGCAGGGTGCCTGGGGTCGCTTGGCCATCCATCTTCATCGATCGCGGTGCTGAAGCCTCTTGCTTCCTCGCTCTGTGCTTCGCCGTCATGACAGGGGGCACATGAGCTTTCGAAGGGGCCACGGTAGAAGGTGGCAGGGTTCTTCTTGCTGTCCTTGTCTGTGTGGTGGCAGACAGTGGCCGGGGTGATGAGCTTACGCTTCAGGCACCGTTCGCATAGGGGCTGCTTGGCAAGCTGGGCTTCCCTGATCGCTCTCCATCGTGCCGTCTTGTAGAGCTTACGGTAGGCTATCGCTTCTGGGCTGCGCCGATCAGGCTTCGCCATATGCCTCGCCTTACGGTTGGACCAGGACGGGCCGGGATCCACGCCGACATTCGCACGCCGCTCGGATTCGCTGTGGCTAGAACCGAGTGCCACCGTCCTGATGTGCCCTTGCGGGACTGGTTGCGCGGGGCGGATTTGAACCGCCGTCCTTCAGGTTATGAGCCTGACGAGCTACCGGGCTGCTCCACCGCGACATACTGACAATTTTCGGGAATGGCGACTGTCTGCCATCTCGCGCGCACGATGTCAAGCGATTACCCGCGTTTACATTGATAATCACCCGGCTTTTCTGGCACTTTCAGGGTGCATTACCCGCTTTTTCGTTGAAAGTTGCCACAGATCGGCAAGCAGATCGAGGTACATCCGCAGCATATCAGTCATCGTGTCCCGCTGCCGGCGCGTCTCCGTCAGGTCGTGGATGGAGTAGCCCTCTCCGCAGATGTAGCCGACCAGCTTATAGGCATAGGCGCCATATTGCTTGCGAAGGGCGTCCTCTGCATCCTTGAGCGCCTGTCCTGCTTCCATCTGGCTTGCCGATATGGGGTCCGGCGATATGCCGCCATCGACCACGACGCGGGAATAGTCCATCGCACCGGCTCCGGCTCCACCCATGCGCTCCCATAGCTTGCGGAAGCGTTCGGCCGCCTTGACCTGGGCCTTGTCGAGAACGCCCTTGGCCTCGAGCATGACGATGGCGCTTTCCCTGACGTTGATGACGGCACCGATACGCTCGGGATTTGTCCGGTTGGCGTCGTGGGCTCGGGAATAGAAGGGATTATCCACCTCCTTTGACGAAAGGACGGTCTTCCGGTTCCCGAGTTGAGGGACAGGATACATCGGCTTTGCCTTTCGCTTTGTGGAGCGCTTCACCATCAGCAGTGCCCCACGACTTCGGTTTCGTCGTCCAGATCGTCGTCTTCCAGATCGCCGTTTTCTTCCATCCATGACGCAATGACGAGCAGGATACGCATGGCGTCGTCTCCGGGCATCTCGCATGCGACAAGCGCCCTTCCCGCATTGTCGAGCATGGAGAAGGTGACGTATCCCGTGTCCGGGTCGTATTTGGTGGCCATGCTGTAAGCCTTGATGGTCATGGCAGCTTCTCCAGTCGGTAGCGGGCGACGAAGCCTGTCCCTCCGCGATGCTTCGTTGCGTTGACGAGGCGATAGCCTTGCGCCTTCAGTTTCGGCGCCAGTCCTTCCCGTATGGCCTGCCACGCGCTGTCGGACACGTTGATGCCGTCCAGCAGTTCATGCCGGGTTAGTGGCTCTTTCGCTTCCATAAGCCGCTCCACGACGATCCTGGCCGTCTGTCGGAATACCGGGTGGCCGCAGCATGGGCAGGTGAGGTTGATCGTCACGCGATTTTCCTCCGCTCCACCTGTATCTGGCGGCCCTTGACGATCAGGGCGCCCAAGGCCCGCTCCTGCTCTGCTGCTGCCCTTCCTGCGCGTTCCTGGTGCCATTGGTCGACGCCAAGCGCGTCTGCCGGCTCTGGGGCCTCCACGGCCTCGCTGCGCATGCGTGACGCCATCAGGGCGGCCATGTAGTCTCTGGCTGCGTTCTTGGCCTGTGTGACCGTCGGATACGGTTCCTTCGGGCCGGGAAGCAGCTTGTACGGATCACCCACATACCACCTGTGCAATGGCAGGTAGCCGCCGCCGTAGGGCATGTAATGGGCCTCGGGGAACCAGACGCGGGTCATAGAAGACCCTCCTGCTCTGGTGGCGGCTGCATCGATCGATACCGCGTGAACCGTGCGTCGAACATCATCCGTTCCTTGATTGCGGGATTGCCGAAACGAACCTTGATCGCGCCGATCTCGGCTATGTCCTGCCCTTCCCTCACTGCCGACGGGAATATCTTGTCGATCTTCTTCCAGTCGGAATCGGAACTGGCGACCGCCTTGCGTTCCTCGAGAAACTTCAGGAAGCGATAGAGGTAGAATATCGCGTCGAACGGGGCTTTGGCGCCCTCACCTCCGAACAAGTCGGCTGCGATCGGTCGCGGGTTGTCGCGCCGCATTCCGTAGCTGTTGCGTTGGTTTAGAATGAGCCAAGGGGCTTCTGTCTGCTCTGCCGCACTTTTCAGGATCTGGCCGATCCGGAGCGCCTTGGTGCCCTCGTCCCCCTTGTCATTCTCGGGGGTAATGGCCCGGATGTGGTCGACAACGACAAAGGGCACATTGCCGTTGCCGTGGCGCTTGATGAACGTCCTCGCCAGGCCGGCAAGCTGCGGTGCGGTCTGGGCCGTGCATTTGATGACATCGAACGGCTGCGTCTCAATCCATGTTCCGAAGGATGCGCAGGTCTCGAATTCACTGTCGGAAAGCAGCCTTGGGTCGCGCTGGCGTCTTGCCTCGATTTCATGGTGCTGGGCGACCATCTGGCGAATGACCTGATCCGACGACTGGTCGTAGGACAGGAACAGCACCGGATGACCGTTTCTCAGTGCATGGTGCATGATCTGCACCGTCAGGCTTGTTTTGCCCTCGCCCGAACTCGACAGGAGCCCGTACAGGTTGCCGGCCTCCAGGCAGGGTTCCGATATCACCTGCGAGATTTCCCGGAGCGGCAACGGGACGCCCTTCACGTTCCCCCGCCTGTAGGCTTCCGACAGAGCGTCGAGATAGGACTGTCCTGCCCCCTTGCGGACTTCACCGCGGATGCGCTGGGCCCGGAGTGAGGTAATGTTTTCCTCGATCGGTTCCAGTTGCTGAAGGATATCGCCGGAAGGGTCCATGTTGAGGATGATGTCTTCCGCGCTCTGGACCACAGCCAACGCCTGGCGGGCTATCCACATGTCATGAACCGCAAGAGCCTGCCCCAATGCCATTGATGGCGGCACGGCCGCGGCAGCAAGGCGCGCCAGGTATTGCATCGGAGTGGCCGGTTCCCCGTCCAGCTTGAGGCCTTTGACCTCTGCCGGCAGATAGCCTTTCATTGTGCTCGGATCGACCGACCGGCCGGCCTTCAGCATGGTTTCGATCTTTTCGTAGATCAGGCCGTGGAACCGTTCATAGAAGTGACCTGCCTCAAGGAAGCGGGACACAGGACCGTGCACGCCATTGTTGATCAGGAGAGCGCCAAGCAAAGCCTGCTCGGCTTCGATGTTCTGTGGGACAACACGCAAGCTGGTATCGTGCATGTTCATGCTGCGCGCGCCCTCTCGATAAGCTTCAATTCCTGGCAATGTCCCGCTGCCCAAATGGCGATCAGGCATGCGTCCCGGCTGTCCATGTTCGGGGAAATGATCCGCAGCATGTCGCAATAGGCCTTGGCCCGCTGCTTCGGCTTCCCTGTGATTTGCTTCGGAATGATCGCCTGCCAAGTCTGCGGGCGGACCCTGACACAGGGGACGTTCTGGCCCAGGACGGCCATTGTCGCGGCGCCGGCATATTCGTTCAGGTCGGCGATGGTTTTCGAGTTGATCGTCGTCTCGCCGGTTTCCTCCTGCCCCAGCATGTCCTTGCGGACCTTCTTGAACCGGGGAGCGATTTTCAGGGGTTCCTCAATCGCCGCGAAGTCGGGCTTATAGTCTCGGATCAGGCGGGGAAGCTTCCTGCGCATGTCGACCACACGCTCGAAAGCATCTGAGCCAACCAGGCGGATAGACCCGGATTCAATGGCCGACGCGCCCTTGTCGGTATCATGCAGAGCCCAGCCGGTGACAGTGGCGACGTCCAAGGCAAGAATGCGCATCAGAATGACTCCGGCGGCAGATAGAGGCAGCGCAGTATGGCCGGGTGCGGGTGCAGGCAGGCGTAATAGAGCCCGTTGGTCGACCGGCGCGTATCGGACAGCTTCTTGCTGTATTGGCGAGGGATATCGACCAGCGGATGGTCGCCCGGCTTCAGCTTCACGTGAACAATGCCGGTTTCGTAGTCGATGCGGACGGTTGACGATGGGATCTCGTGGCAGTCGCCATTCTCGTCATTGCCGTTGCAGCACCATGTATCGAACACCATGCCGTTGTGGTCATGTGCCCTTGCCGGCTTGGGAACCATAAGCGCAGCCCACAGCGTCAGCACGAACGCGCCCAGCAGCACGCCCAGATAGATGAATGCCCAGATGTCATGCGTTGGTTGGCGTCGCATATCCGTCCCTCGTTAAGACGGAAGGCAGTGAGCGACTGCCGGCGCACTGGTACAGGACGGGGAACTACTCGGCGGCTTGGGGATGCTCGTCTGCGAAAGGATCGTCGCCTTCGCCTGGCGCGCCCTTGATGAGTTCGTCGGCCGCGTTCCTGGCTTCCATCGCAGCCTGCAGATCGATCGCCATTTGCTCCTGAGCAGCGTCGTAGGCGCTCAGCCAGCGGTTATCCTCGTCGGAACCCGCTTCGTAGCCAGACACCCGTTCCTTGGCCGCGTAACCGGCAAGGGAGCCTTCCTTTTCGATCCGTTCGATTGCCGGCGCCCGGTCGCGGAACATGTCGGTCTGGAACCCAGAGGACAGGCCAAGCCATGTCAGGATTTCGCCCTCGGCGACAAACCGATCGGTGACCGTCTTCTTGTCGTCGGCGCTGATCGCCTTGATGGCATAGTCCAGTTCGCCGAGAACGATGTGGTCGGCCTGCGCCAGCTTGCCGTCATCCTTCTTGGCGTCCTGCGCTTCCTTGATGGCCGCGTTGTGGACCATGCGCTTGCGCAGGTGATGGAAGAAAAGAGCTTTGCGCTGGCCTTCCGTAAGCTCTCCGCTGTTGTGCCCCTTCGCCGGGGCGTCGTTGTCTGCCTGCTTTGGTGACTTCGCCATGTCAGCGATCCTTTCGCTTAAGCGTCCGTTTCAATTCCCTTCGCAGCCTCCAGCCGAGCCGCCAGAGCGCGAATTTCGCTTTCAATGCCTCGTAGAGCGTCATTGTCCCGTCCCGTCTGGGCTGCCATGTCCGCCTCGTGAATGAGCCGGGCCGCATGCTGCCTCAGGTTTTCTATGAAGATGTCCCGCACACGGTCCCGCACGTCCGCTGTTACGGTCTTTGCTCGTCCTATCTTGATGTTGTTCAGTGTCCAAAAGGAAAGGCTGCATTTCCTGGCTATCGATCGAAGTGCTTCGGCCTCATCGCCCCAGCCCTGACGCTCGATATTCACCATTCGGCGGATATAGCCGGCCGTTTCCCCTACGGCGTTGCTCATAACTTTTTGCACCTTCTGCACAGACTCTTTGCACATCGTACTTTTGCCCCACGCTATTACTGACAGCGTGAAGCGATACGCCGGGTTTGTTCTTAGTCCCGGCGATTTCAGGAAAGGCGTCGAGAAATGGATCGAACCACAGGCTTGCAGGCGAAGGGCTCGGTCCAGCTGGAACTTGGTTTGCCGCTACCCCAAAGGCACGCGGCTCAGAACGACAATGGCGCGAGGATGACGTCACGATTTGTCACCTCGCCAGCCATGCGTAAATTCAGAAGGGTCAAGCTCGACAATGTGAACCCGTCGGCCAGGCCAAGAGAAGTCGGCATGACGCTTGCGGATTTGGCCGCCTACTGCGGCCCCGGCGAAGGCGCCTATGACTAGGCCGATGATGAGAGCGGTGAGGATGCTCAGCATGTCAGGCGGCCTTTCCCAGCTTCAGGATCAGCCTGATTTCATGCTGCTCGGATATGCGCTCGATCCGGTAGTCGTCGCGAATCCGCCAGCCGGTGCGAGGCAGCGTGGAGTTGATCTGCAGTATCCAGAACTCGAGCGCGGCAACCGAATGACCGCGGAGACATGCTCGAGCAATAAGCTCGCGAGTGGTGAAGGCCTTCGAAGGCTCCAGGCAGATGGCGCGGAGGATTTCAGCCGCGGGATGGTCCCGCTTCATATGCAGCAGGACACCTTGCGGGCGATCCACCTTGCGGAAGTGCTTCAACGTGATGATCGGGGGGTAGGACGGATGAGCCATTCAAGCAGCCCTCTGCGGCGCATACAGGCGCCCAGCGCACTCGCTGCAATAGCTTCCGCGTTCAACAACACCGCTGCATTCCGGTGTCCGACAGGGCTCGCCGCGCCTTACTCGGTCCTCCGGCGGCCGGGCCGATTTCCAGTCCTTGGGTTTGGGTGGCTGGTAACTCGGCTCGGCCACTCGATTGCGTACCGCGGCCTTGTCACGCTCGGCCATGTCGATACGCAGAACATGGGCAGCCTTGATGCCGTAGTCTTTCGCTATCTGTTCAGCCGGTATTCCAGCCCCACACTGGCGGGATATCGATCGACGGTCGGAGAGGCTGAGCATCTACGCAGCCTCGGAATTGTGCGCCGGGACACTCTGGGAGGAGGTAGAGGCCCCGGCGCTTGCCGTCTGGGAGGTGGCAGACGGATTGGAGAGCCGATATGTCTGTGAATCTTCAGGGAAAAGTGCGTCACCAACAGGCGTCACGAGGCCGTGTGCAATGCAAAAAAGGCCGCTTACAGTCGGGAACGGACGACCGTCAGGGTGGGTAAAGAAGAGATGCCCGTCGCCCCTGTCTATCGCTTCCTCAGTCGCGCTTGCCTGCCTGACGAGCACCCTGCCACTTTCGAGGCGCTTGAGCGCTGTCGCGACATAGTGGGGAATTTTCAATTCGGTATTTTGAAGGTGTTCACCCATGACGGCGGTCCTTGTCGATAGCTATGAAAACTCCGAGTTCCTTGCATGTGCGAATGAGATGGTCGGCACGGGCAAGCCAGTCAGCCTTGCCATCTTCTGGGAAATCAGCCCAAAGCGGACGGATGATGCCAAGGCGCTCCCGGCGCATAGCCTCCGCTATTCGATCATTGAGGGGCCTTGCACTCACGACGCCACCGCCATGTCTGTAGGGGTGGACTCGACTTCGCCTTCGTTTGCGATCAAGCTTAAATTTTTGCCGAGAGGGGAAGTCTGATGGCTGAGGAGGTGATCGTAAGAACCGGGCGAAAGCTCGCGGTTGGTGACAAGTGGCTGGACATTCGCGATAACGGCGAGGTCGCCAAGTTCGTAGACCTGATCCTTGAGGCCAGACACGGGAGCGGCATCATATGCCTGTCCTTTGGCTCCGGGATAATTGACGGAAGCGAAAATGAGGGTGTCGTGGACGTAGCAAGTCGCTTGAGGATGCACCTCGGGACCGCACAGTTTCTCCACAAGCTTCTCGGTGACATGATTACCGACGCCCTTAAGCCAGTCGACAAATCGCAGGCGAATTGAATGGTCGCTCATGCCGCTTCTCCTGTCTCGGATGGAGCGGGTCCGAAGTCGCGAGGATCAATTTTGCGGACCTCGGAAGCTGCCCCGAATGTGCCGAGTTTGCTTTCCCGAAACTGTCGGTTGCCTTGAGGATCGAAGTGCGCCGCCGCTATGTCCCTGACCCACCGGGGGGCCTTGCCAGCCGCGCGCTTCATTTTCCGGGTGCGCTTCTTGTTCATGCGGCGGCTCCCTGCTTGGAAGGCGCTGGCGCGGCGTTCGGCGCAAACCAGTCGGCAGGTCGAACGGCTCCCTTCGTCAGCACCTCGACCCGCAGAATCGTGTCCTTGTCGGGGAAGCGCTTGCCTTTGACGTACCGATGCACAGTCACCTGCGACACGCCGAGCGCCGCAGCGAAAGCCGTTTCGGTGGTCCCAGTGGTTTCGAGGTAATCGGTTAGGGTCATGCCTAACCATACCAAATTGGTATTCGCATGCAAGCAAAAAATACCAGAATGGTTTTTGCAAAGAAGAACAACGGCTTATACCAATCTGGCATGGAAGATATCAAAGCACGCCGCGAGCGCCTTGGGCTCTCTCAAGCCGACCTCGCCGAACTGGCCGGCACATCGCAGCCCCAGATCCAGCGACTGGAGAACGGCATGCGCGAACTGACGGTCACATGGGCCGAGAAGCTGGCGGGGCCTTTACGAACAACGCCGATCCGCCTGCTTTTCCCCGACCAGGACGATGGACAAATTGGCGCCCGCCTCGTTTCGTGGGTTAGCGCAGGCGCCCTCGCACAGCCCGACCTCGATCCTGACGCGACCGCGCCCGACGCTCATCTGGTTTTCGCGCCCGACCTAGACCCAACCGGCGACTGGATAGCGCTTCGCGTGGATGGCGACTCGATGAACCGCATTTCCCCTCACGACAGCATCATCTTCGTGAACCGCAAGGACAGGAAGCTCGTGCCGAACGCTTGCTATGTCATCGGCGATGGCGAAGGCGGCGCGACATACAAGCGCTACCGGCCGCCAAACACTTGGGAACCCGTTTCGACAAACCCGGCGCACAAGCCTATGAAGCTTCCCGAGGGGCGCGAGCCCGACATAATCGGCCGCGTCAAGAAGACGGTTCTCTCCATGTAAAGCCGTCTATCGGCTCTCTGATATAGAACACCCCTTCGGAGCCCTATATCTTCAGAGAAAACCTTTATGGATTGTGCCCTTTGAGTATTAGTGTGACATGGGTGTCACCTTGTCGAGGTGACATGAGTGTCACTTTCAGAGCCAAGGGAAAACCAATTCGTATTGGTTGACGGCTGTCTTTTTCCCTCGCTGTCGGTCGCGCCGGATCAAAAGCAGCCCCTCTTGCTCCAGCTTCTTCGTCGCCCGCATAACCGTCCGGCTGCTCACCCCTAATTTTTCAGCAATCGTGGTCACCTGATACCAGGTGTTTCGCGGCCCATCCGCGCTGATCCGGCGCGCGATCCATATACCAATCAGCCGCTCACTCGCATGCAATGTGAGCCGTGTAGACACATAGTCCTCCCACATGTCGCGCCGCCTGTAGAAGGCATTCGATTCCGTCTGGTTGTCGGGGTGTTTTGTCATCGCGGAAACTTTTATACCAATTCGGTATTGACGTACAATACCAATCTGGTATGAATGGCCATCGAAGCACGAAGAAGCCAACGCCGATCTGCTTCGGAAGCAACAAGGGGAATGGATATGACGAAGGTCGCCGAACAGGCATATGGGCTTCTCTGGAAGGACCGCCACCGCGAAGCACGTGCCCTCCTGCTCGAAGCCATCGGCAAGGACGGCCAGCGGCGCGGCATTCAGTATGCACTCGATACTGTTCCGGCCAAAGACAAGGAGCCGGTCGGGGTCACGGCGATCTGGCTCAAGAACATAGGCGACGATGTGATCGTAGAGGCTGAGATCGACGGCAAGTGGGTCGAGATCATCCGCGAGCGGGCGGACGGCGCTTACAGCCACATCGTGGAGTCTGGCGGGATCGTGTCGGCCTACCTCAACAGCCTATTCCCCGCTGCCTGACACCCCCCCAACCAACAGAGGCCCGAGGCCATGAACACGACAGCAGACCTTCACGCCCGAAACGTGGAAAACTTCGCCCGGCGTATGGCGGCTCAGAAGATGGGCCTCGTCAATGACCCTTGGGGCCAGAAGCTTCCTGACGACTTGTGGCAGCAGTGCATTCCACGGGCTGAGCGCAAGCTGTCCTTCGAGGTGACCGACCGCACCAATGGCTACAATCACGTGACGGTGACGGGCACATGCCCTGCCGACGCCACGGTCGAGGAAGTCAAGGACCGCTTCTATCACGACTACTTCGGCGGGCGTGACGCTTGGGTCAAAGACGGCCGGTTCGGCTGCACCATTCACACGGATTGAGGCCAAATGCTCACCCGCTCTCAACGCGAACTGCTGGACGACAAAGTGGATGTCTGGCGCGCTCAGACCAAAGTCGGCCGCGACGAATGGCGAGATTACCACAGGCGATGCGTGGAAGCGCTTGAAGCCGCTCTGCGCATTGTCGACGCAGCCACCAATTCCGAGGCCACCCCATGAACACGACACGCAGAGGGCAGACGGCGGACGTGAACACCTGTCTCGCGGCGCTGATAGCGATGGTGGAGGAAGCCGCCAAGGGCCTTATCCACGCGGACACTCGCAAGGTGTTCGTCCCCGGCGAGTCCGACATGGCGATAAACCCTGAACACACGCTGTTTCTGAGCGATGCCCGCGCCGCTCTCCGTAAAGCCACTGAGGGGGACGCGCCGTGAACTTCAACGCCGCATTCCACGCCCTGCAGAACGTTGCCCGCTCGGTCGAGCAACCGCAGACCCGCGTAGATATTACCCGATCGGTTCGCGAGTTCGGCGGGCAGGACGACAAGCTGCTCTGCCGTCTCGGAAGTATCGCCGCAAAGGTGTCTGGAGCGGCCTACGGTGCCCCATTCACTCAGCATGTGACCTTGGCTGATTTCCAGCTTCTCAAGGCGTTTGTCGAGCATGCCGAGGGCGATTTCGCGATGGCCGACTTCACGGTTCCCGACAAGCCGGACCAGCAGCATTCCGAGGACGGCTATTCCCATCACCTGGATCAGGAGAAGCTTTGATGTCTACCGAGACAGCGATGATGCTCGCCTATCCGACGGGCCAGTTCGATCCATTCAATGGCCGGGAAATTGAGGCCGTTCCAGAGCATGTCCTTATGCGCTGGTCGCAGGCTTTGAAGGGCGCCGACGAGTACGAGCTAGCCGAGGCGATATTCCCGGAAACGCCAGTCGCCAAACGTGAAGCTGAACAGGAGCAAGCAGCGTGACCCAGCACATCGACGTCGACCGCGATATGTTCGAAAAAGCTGGCGTGGTTGCCGAGCGGGTTATCCGCGGCGCCCGCGGCGAAAAGGACTGGGATGGCCAGCCGATCGCAGAGCCCGGCATTTTCCGAAAAGTGCCGATGGAAGCATACCACGGCCAGCTTACAGTCGGCCCGTCGATATCGTCTTCCGGCTTGCGTGAAATCGAGAACCGTTCGCCGCTTCACTATTTCGCAAACTCTTATTTGAACCCGGATCGGCCCGAGCAGGAATCGTCGGCCGCAATGGATCTAGGCCGGGCGGTTCACACGCTCTTGCTGTCGGAAGACGGGTTTCGCGACGACTACATCACCCGCCCGGATACCTACGAAGATGATGCAGGCAAGTGGAAACCTTGGAACGGCAACGCCAACGTCTGCAAGGAATGGCTTGCCAGCGCAAGGCAGGCCGGCAAGACCGTCCTGACCAAGCAGCAGGTTTCCGACATTCAGGGCATGGCCGAGCGGCTGGCAAAGAACCAGGTTGCGGTCGACCTCCTGCGCGGACGTATCGAGCGATCGATCATCACCTTGGACAAGAAGACCGGCGCGTGGGTGAAGTCGCGCCCGGACAGCATTCCGGCCGACGGGATGATATCGGACCTCAAGACCTGCACAGACGCATCGCAACTGGCCATCGGTCGGTCGATCATGAATTTCGGATACCTGCAGCAGATGGCGCTTGCCATCACCTCGCTCGAGGAAGTCGGGCAGCGGCAGGTCAAGGACGCGGTGCTGCTGTTTGTCGAGACGAGCTATCCCTATGCGTTCAACATCAAGCCGCTCGACAATTCCGACCTCTACACCGCAATGCGGTTGAACCGGCGCGCGCTGGATATCTT